AAGAGAAGCACATCCTATCACAGCATCTCCCGGACCAGAACCCGGAGGTACAACTATTGAGCTAGGTGTAACTAAGGAGTATAATGCTCAGGCTCTAGTAGATGCTTTCTTTGAAGCAGCTGCAGTTCTTGACGAAAAAAATCTCCCAAAAACAGGACGTACTGCTATACTTAATCCAAGACAATACTATGCCTTGGTATCACAGGTTTCTTCTAACATCTTAAACAGAGACTATGGTAACTCACAAGGTAACCTAAACTCTGGTGAAGGTCTAGTTGAAATTGCTGGTATTCAGATCAAGCGTTCAAACAACCTACCATTCTTAGCTGGTACTGTAAATGCACAGTCTGGTGAAAACAACGATTACTCTGGTGACTTCTCAACTCATTGCGGTCTTATCTATCAAAGAGACGCTGCAGGTATTGTAGAAGCAGTTGGACCTCAGGTTCAAGTAACATCAGGAGATGTGTCCGTTTTATACCAAGGTGATGTAATGGTTGGTAGACTTGCTATGGGTGTAGGAACACTTAACCCAGCAGGTGCAATCGAACTAACTTCAGCACGTAGCTAATCATGTCTTTAAAACCCGGTACTTCACAAACAGTTACTAGAACTACTGGTAATGGTGCAAGTCTTAGCGGTATTGGTACAGTCGATAAGTCTGTTACTAAAGACCCTTCAACTCCTTTAGAGTATGGAAGGCAGCACTCTGACAGTACACTTCTAGGAACAGTTTCTTAACAATATAATATTATGGCAGTTCCAACAGCAGTTGGAGAATACGGATCTTGTCAAGGTACAGAGACTCGTATATCTCCTTCCGATACAAGTGGATCAGGCTCAGCATCAGCTGTAGCATCCACAACAAAAAACTTACGTTTAGCATATAACACAGTCGGCGGTTCAGGTGTCCTTGACACATGTGCTGTTGTCGGTGGACAATATACTTAACACACATAAGGGGGGTTTCACGACATCCCTTTTTTTTATTTACAAATATTAACACTATGACTTCTACTCCCACAACAGTTGATCTCGATACCGAACTATCCGCAGTTAATACTATCTTGGGTAGTATAGGTCAGGCTCCTATCTCTACCTTAGACTACGACAACCCAGAAATAGCATTTATATATAATCTTTTAAAAGAATCTAATCAAGATGTACAGAATGAAGGTTGGCATTTTAATAGAGAGAATCATATAAAACAAATGACAGGAACTGATAATAAAATTGTTATAGATTCTTCTTATATTAGAATAGATAATGCAGACGAATGGGATAAAACTAGAAATTTTGTTAGAAGAAAAGATACAGATGGATTATGGAAAATATATGATAAAGTTAATCATACTTTTGAATATCCAAACGATGATTATTTTCATGTAAATGTTATTAAACTTTATAATTTTGAAGATATTCCTGCACCATTCCAAAGGTATATTACTTACAAAGCAGCTGGTAGAGCAGCAGTACAATTAGTAGCTAACCCTCAATTACAACAAATGTTAGGTGTATTTGAAACACAAGCTAGAGCTTCTTGTATGGAATATGAATGCAATCAGGGTGACCATAACTTTATGGGTTGGCCGGATGAATCTGCATACCAAGCTTATAAACCTTATAGAGCATTAAGACGTTAATGGCTAGTATTACACAAAAAGTAGGTAACTATAAATCCGGTATATCTGAAATGCCAGATGAACTAAAAGTTCCCGGACAAGTAGTTGACCTCAAAAATGCTATACCAGATATCACTCGTGGCTGTATTAAACGACCCGGAAGTGATCTGATAGCAGCTATCTCACCTAGTACAGCAGGTACAGGTGGTAAATGGTTTCCAATTTATACAGAACAAGACGAACAATATATAGGACAAGTAGCTACAGATGGTGTAGTTAACGTTTGGAGATGTAGTGATGGAGCACTTATACCTGTAGATTATGCAAATGTTCCGGGTACTAATTTAGCTACCTATTTAGTACATACTAATCCAGAAGATATCCAACCATTAACCGTTAACCAGACTACATTCTTTGCTAACAGAACTAAAACTGTAGCAATGAAAACTGACTCAGCTAACAAATCTCCATCTTTAGTTAACGAAGCATTTATTTCTTTACGTACTATTACCTATGGCAAACAATATTCATTAGATATATTTGACCCAACTGATCACAGTACAGTTACCTATAATCGTGCTACCTCTATTGAAGCTGAAGAAGATGTAGATACATCTGGTATAGCTAACTATGTAAACGATGGTAAATGTGAAGGAATGTCTAAACATACTGTAGGACCTTCAGCAACTGACTCAGGTACACCATACAGTCAAGGTGGTACAGGTAAAAGTAACCTTAAATATGAAATGGATGTACGTTGTACTCCAGTACCTGAAGTAGGTGCAACTAATAATGCTTACGACGATTCTTATCAACCTCACCCTACATTACTTTTTGGTGGTGAAGGTTGGTCTACAAATGACACACATACCTATACTTCTAATAAAGGTTTAGAAACTCAAATAAAAGTTAAAGCTCATGTAGCTATTACATCAAGAGCTAATATAGCTTTAGTTAGACCAGAAGCTACAGCGTCAAATGCATTAGAAAATGTGTCTGCTGAAAGTGTATTAGCAGGTATGAAAAATGCTATAGAAGCTATTAGTGGTCATGGGTTAACTGTTACAACAGCTGGTAATGGGTTACATATACATCGTTCTACACCTTTTAATGTTACATCACCTGAAACACAGTTGATGGATATCATTACTTCTACTGCTAACTCAGCTGAAGATTTACCTAAAACTTGTAGACATGGATATATAGTTCAAGTTGTTAATAGTGGTGAAGATCAAGATGACTTTTATTTAAAATTTAAAGTTAATAATATAGCTGACGATAACTCAGTAGATGCTACCTATGCTAGATCAGGAACAACTATAACGGTAACTTCCAATAGTCACGGGTTATCTAATGGTGATACTATTATTGCAGATTTTACAAGTGGTGCAGGTACAGACGGATGGTATACTGTAGCTAACGTAACAACAAATACTTTTACTGTAACTGATTCTGCATCTGGTACTATTAGTGCCGGTACTGCTATGACCTATACACCTAACCGTTTTGGTGAAGGTATATGGGAAGAATGTCCAGCTCCTGAACTTGAAATTAAATTTGATACGGATACTATGCCTATTCAAATGAAACGAGTTTTACCGGGAACTTTTGCTATTAATGGTGGTAGTGCTACATCTTATGCTAATGGTGCATTTAGATTTTCTTATCCACCATGGGACGATAGAGATGTAGGAGATGATCTTACTAATCCTAAACCTTCATTTGTTGGAGAAAAAATTAATAAAATATTTTTCTTTAGAAACAGAATAGGTATGTTAAGTGCAGAAAATGTCATCTTATCTCGAGTAAATGACTTTCATAATTTTTGGGCAAAAACTGCTTTTACTATTGCTAACGCTGACCCTATTGATTTACAATCTACATCTACATATCCAACAGATTTATTTGATGCTATAGAAGTTAACGCAGGTCTTTTAATGTTTAGTGCATCACAACAGTTTTTATTAAAAACAGATGAAGCACAGTTAACACCTGAAACAGCTATTGTTGCTTACCTATCTTCTTATGCATTTAATGAAAAGACTAAACCATTTAATATGGGTACAACAGCAGGTTGGTTAAACAGCACAGCTAAACGTACTAGATTTCATGAAATGGCTGGGGTACAGAGAAATGGTGAACCTCAAGTATTAGAACAAACTAAAATTATATCTAAATTATTTCCAGATGATATTACATTAGTAGCTGAATCTACTGAAAACCAAATGGTATTATTTTCTTCTGTAAATAAGAATGAAATATGGGGATATAAATACTATACTCAAGGAGAACAACGAATACAATCAGCTTGGTTTAGATGGGAACTTCCCGGTACAGTAACATTTCATTGTATGATGGATGATGTTTATTATACCGTATTAAAAAATGGAAGTGTTTATACTTTACAATTTCTCCC